TCTCTAGTATATCTTTTTGTGCATCATCATCAAGTAGCCCAATAGAACGTAGTGCCTCTTTAGCACCACGCCTAGCTGCGTTATCTAGCATCTCTTCTAGTTCTTCTGGGGAGAGTTTGATGTCACTCATAGTTTAACTCACAAATGTTAAAATGTCAAGTTTTATCAAGGCTTAGTAGGCCAATCGTCAGCTTCTAAATGAGGCCAGTTAGAATGTGTTGGTAAATCTCGTAAAGCAGCACGATAAGCAGTTTGCTCAGATGTCATTGTTCTGTCTGATACTGCCCACCAATCTGTATTAGAGAGTAAATTATTTCGTTGATTACGATTAAGTTCTGCTGCTTCAATGTCTAATCTATCCTGATATGCTGTCTCTTGTTCTGCTTTAGTTTGCCCACCTTCAATATCAACAAACATGTCAACAATTTCCCAAGCTTCCACCCAGTTGTCGTTGGCATCTTGTACTGCACCATTACGAGAAACAACCTGATATTGCCCAATACCCTCTGTTGGCTTTGGTGCAGCAAGAATAGGATCTACGTTTAGCGCATCGAAGGTCATCTCGTTCCAAACCTTCGGCATCGACATGTTTATGTTTTCTTGCTTTAGTTGATCTTTTGTTTTGATTTCACCGCTTGTACGGTCCCTATACTCACTCATTAGATTAATCCTTTTTTATGAGTTTTATTATGCAATTGCGTAAAAAATGTAATTACGCCCTGTTCTGTTAAGTTGATTGTTTTGGTTAAGCACCCTAAAACCTGAATTTAATGGGTCTATTTCATCTGAACTTGAGCTTTCCCCTGCATTATCATTTAACAAGAGAGTTGCATCATTACCTGCAACAATGCCTCTTTCACTGTCAAACAAAAACCAGTGATCACCTGCATTACTTGGCTTAATTAAAACAAATCTAGCACCATTACTAAAGCCACAATCAATGTCTTGACCGTTACCGTTTGCTGATGTTCCCCCATTTCCTGAGTAAGCCCCTACCTTAGATACACCAGATACACTTGCAAATAGGTAAGCTATGTAAGTTCGGTTAGTGGCGTTTACTTCGTCATAAGTACTACCCACAGAAAAAACTGAATCTGTCATTTGTGGATTACCACTGTATGACCAATAGTTAGATGATAAAGTTGCTGCATTACTATTATTTAAATTCATAAATGCTTTATTCGTATAGCTTTCACCAGTGCTATAATTCATGTCTTTGTGCCAAACCATCCAATTAGTACCATTATTTGATCTACATTTAACCCAAAGCATTTCAGGTGCAACACCAAGATTGTGTTTTTTGGTGTGTGTTGAGGTTGCATCACCTCCTCCTGTATAACAGACTACATCAAAATAACCTGGTGCTCTTTTCCACATCCATGCAACTTGATCGTTAAGAGCGTAGCCTTGCTCTTGCCAACCAGTCATATAATCAAAATCCATTTCAGGATCAACAGATTCTTGATCATTGCTTTGACTAGACAAAAATCTTCCATGCGTTAATCTAGAAGATATTGACCAATTTCCACCGTTTACAGTTCGTCTTTCCAACCCCATATCTACAGGGAAACCACTTGTATAGGCAGGGTTTGAGCTAGATGCAGTTTTATCTACCTTAAATACATCAGTCGCATTTTCAGGTGTAGCCATTGGGCCACGCCTTATTGCCATATAAATATAATTAGCATTATTTCCATTTATTACACTAAAGTTTTGTCTGGGTTGAAAACCCTGTGACTGATTTCTAAATAATTCGTAATCGTTAAATTCAGAATTATTACCATTTACATAAAGATAAGCACTATTTACACCGCTACCAAAATTTCTCATGCTATCTACCGTGATCCAATTACCTGTTCCATCTGTACGTTTTACCAAAAGAAATTGAGGTTCAAATCCTAAGTCAATCTCAGGCCCATTGTTAGATCCATTTCCAGTATATCTTCCACATTTAATAATATCTTGATCTGAAGTAGGGCCAAACCCACCATCATTATTATTATGGGCAAAAACATAAGCAACATATGAACCACCACTTGCATTTACACCTGTGTCATTTTTAACTGTAAAGGTTGTTGAAGATGCTCCATCAAAAGTATTATATCCAAATTCAATATTGCTTTCTAAACGACCTTCGTAAGAATTACCTCCATAACTATATTGATCTCTATGCCAAACACACCAGTTATTAGAACTATCCAACCGCTTTACCCAAATCATTCCTGCCTGACATCCAAGACTATGACTGATAGTTTTTGTAGAGTTTCCATCTCCAGAATATGTAACTACATCAAAAAACTTAGGGGCTTTGCGAAATGTCCAAGAGACGTAATCTTGACCTGATGAACTATGATTACCTTGCACTGGAAAACCATTGCTAGTAAAAGCACCTCCTAGTCCGTTACCAGTACCAGACGCAGAATAAATTGCATCTGTATCATTAGAACTTAAATACTGATTGTAATTAGGAGCAGCAAGATTTTCTGAATCAAATAAATAATGTGCTCTTGATCCCGAGTCTCTATCTTTAATCCAAACTAGACCACCTTCAGTAAGATCAATGCCGTTGGCAATCGTTTGTGCAGAACCTGTTCCAGTGTGCAAAAACGTGCTGAACACCTCGTCTACATCAAGACCACCACCAGCCGCACCAGCAGCAGCCATTAACGTTTGTTTTACTCTTGGACTTGCCATAAATTATTCCTATGCTGCTGCGTCTACTGCTAGTGCGCCATACCAGTTACTACCGCCATCTCTTGTAACAAAAACAAGTATATCAGTTTCTCCGTTCGCTGGTGCATCGGGAGCAGTACCGCCAGCAAAATCAACAGTATTCGGATATGTGACCGTGCCACCGTTTCCAGTTAGCTGAAGAATAAAACCTTGGCTGTATCCGCTAGATGCACCACTGAACGTAAAGGTGGTGTTGCCTGACATACTAAGACTAAACATACCACCATTACTAACATTAATTGTTGGCGATGTTCCTGATAAAGCATCGTAATCCTCTCCAAGAGAACCGTCATTAAGTAAGAACATGCCAGAACTAAACTGAGCATACGAACCACCAGCATAAAGTTGAATAGTGTCTGTACTAAATTGGATATAGGTATCACTGTCACCATTGTGAAAAATTTTGTCATTAACATAAATATCTTCAACATTTTGCAAAGGCTCGTTATTAAGACTTATTCCAGAGTTGTTTGCTAGTAATCTTGTAGTGCCGCCTGTGAGTAATGTAATAGTATCAGTACCAAACGATATCTTTGTATCGCTATCTCCTTGATGTAATAGGTCATTTGAAACATAAATATCATTAGTAACAACTACATCACCTGTTACGTTAATTCCATTTGCGGTGGTGGCGAGTTTGTTGCTATCATTAAACCTTAGATGAACTGCACCTTGAGATGCACCTGTTAGGTAAACCCTGTTTGACATATCGCTAAGAGTAAGATTACCTTCCGCACGAATCCTTAAATCGCCTGTGCCAGCTTCATCAATATAGCTATGAGAACCATCGTGATAAATCTGTAGGTCAGACCCTGCGCCAAAGATTGCTTTGCTATTATCACTTAATTTTATATCATGGTTAAAACTAGCAGACCCTGCATCTGACATGTCTAGTGTGAGGGCGGTTATTACAGAACCACCATCGTTGCCTTTGAAAAGAATATCTTTATCTGAAACTTGAGTTTGAAATATAGCATCTGAACTAGAGTTATATATTGATAAGTATTCTGTTCCACCGTCTTTAAATCTTACTTGGCCTCCATCATCGCCATCAAGTGTAATATTACCACCAACATCTATGGTAAAATCAGCAGCATCTGATATAGTTGAGCCGTTTATTGTAATGTCATCTACAGTGAGAGTCGTTAGTGTACCTAGTGATGTGATGTTAGTTTGTGCAGCAGTTGTAACTGTACCTGCTGTTGTTGCAGTGGCTGCGTTACCAGATGTATCCTGATTACCTGATGTATTAACTCCTGGTAAGTTTATATTTCCAGTACCATCAAAAGACACACCACCTATATTTCTAGCTGTTGCAAGGGCAGTTGCAGTAGCAGCATTACCTGTTGTAGAACCAGATGATCCTGACACATTACCAGTAACATCTCCTGTTACATCTCCAGTTACATCTCCAGTTACATTACCAGTAATAGTTCCTGTTGCTGTAATATTTCTAAGACTTGCTACATCTTTGTTTGCATCTACGACTAGAGCCTTAGATGCTGTAACAGTACCTGCTGTAACACCGTCCAATACATCAAGCTCAGTGTCTGAAACACCTGTTGAAATATAGTCAGCTAAATCTCTTGCTCTAGTCATAAGTTAAAGTCCTTTCAAGTTAGACTGCTATGCAGCCTCTTTTTCCTCTTCTGCTAGTTTTGCAGTTAGTAAATTTACAAATGCATCTCTGCCTACACGTAACTGATCCATATTAAACTGTGCGGTGTTAAGCTTTCTTTCTAGGTCAGCAATATGGTTGACCATTGTTCGTTGTTCTGGAGTCATATCCTCTACGATATACTCTTTGTCGTTGATAGTGATTGGGGTCTTTTTATCTTTTCCCATTGTACCATTCTCCTTTATGTTATGGTTCTAATATCAGTTCGGCATGAACTAATTCCAATTTGTGCTATGCGATTGCGTAGAATATGTAGGTGTTACCTGATCTATTCAAATCATCAGTAGTAACTTTAAAGCCAGAAGAGTCAGGCTGCATTGCGTTCCCCGCAAAAAACGAGGACTCAGGACTTTCTGCATCACCGCTATTTAATAACAAAACACCGTCACTTGTTGCTGTGCTAATACCTCTTTCAGCATCGTAAACAATCCAGTTACCAGTGCCGCTGCTTTTTTTAATCAGCACAAACCTAGCACCACTACTAAAGCCACAATCAATAGTCTGAACCACTGACTCACCATTTCCAGTATAGCTTCCCACCTTGGATACACCTGCTACGGTAGCGAAAAGGTAGGCTATGTAGGTGTTACCGCTTGTACTCAATGCAGTTCCTGTTGAAAAACTAGATGCAGTTGGGGCAGTATCATTCAATGATGTGGTTGCGTTATTTTCAGCGCCTGATGTGTTTATTCTAAGATGATAATCTTCTGGATTTGTACCACCGTTAAGATCCTTGTGATATACAAACCAGTTACTAACAGCATTACGACCTCTTAACCAGATCATTTCTGGCACTACACCAAGATTGTGATTTATGCTTGTACCTGCTGTTCCGTTTCCTGTGTAAGCAACCACATCGAAATAGCCAAGAGCACGCTTCCACTGCCAATATACACCTCCGCTTAAATTTTTAGTAGACCCTGCTCTATTAATTAAACCTGAATTACTATCTAAGCTTGGATTGTTTGTGCTATAAGTTCCCTCTGCGTTTGTAACTTGTGTGCGAACTTGCGCACTTCTTCCTCGCAGCCGATCAACAACAAAAGTCTCACCACCACTTGAATAGTTATCATAGTGCATAAACATATCTACTGGAAAACCTGTTGTTGTAGCCAATGCATTATCGGCAACAGAAGAACCACCTATTTCAACATCAAAAACCTTAGTCGCATCATCTGGTACAGCTAGTGAACCACGTCTAATTGCCATGAAGATGTAGGTGTCACCAGAGTTATTAATAGCGCTATTAGTTGACTCAACATCAAAACCATTTGCTGTAAGTTTAATAAAGTTATCTTGTTGCTCTGAAACACTATAATTTGTTTGAAAGTATTTATCACCGTTTGTAATTCCTGATGTAATACCACGCATAGCATCCATCATAAACCAAGAGCCAGCACCACTAGTTGCACGTTTTAACAAAACAAACTGAGGCTCAAACCCAAGATTAACACTAGGGCCAGTTAATGAATTGTTCCCAGTATAACTCCCACACTTAATAATATCTTGGTCACTATCAGGGCCGAACCCACCGTCACTGTTGTTGTGTGCGAATACGTAGGCTACGTAGGTTTGACCCGATCCATTACTTTTACTGCTTGTGCCAACACTAAAAACGGAATTAGTAGCATCCGTTCCATTAAACACGCTAGTGTTTACGCCAAGGAATTGAGCTGTGTCTTGTAGTTTTGAATAATAACCGCCACCCAATGATCTATGATATACCACCCAATCTTCTTGACTAGTCGTGCTTTTTATTATTATCATACCTGGAACTGATCCAAGATTATGACTTATGGTTCTAGATGATCCATTTCCAGTATACGTCACAACATCAAAAAACTTAGAGGCTTTGCGAAATGTCCAAGCTACCATTCTATTACCAGAAGAGTTTTTATTTACGAGATCAGAATCATCTATTCCTAAAGAAAAACCATTTGAGTTAAATGCAGTTAAAGCGTTTGCCGTATTAGCTTGAGCAGCAGTTTCGGCTGTAATTAGAACCTTACCCACGCCTCTTTCTGTGTCAAATAAAGCATGAGCTCTTGATTGGTTACTTTTAATCCAAACCAAACCACCTTCACCACTAAGATCAATACCGTTATTTATGGATTGTGCAGACCCTGTTCCCTGATACAAAAATGTTGAGAAAGCGTCTGTAATATCAAGACCTGCACCTGCTGCTGCTCCACCAATGCCGCCAAAACTTCTAGCTGAAGCTGCACCAAATGTTGAAAGTAAAGGCATGTATATTCCCTATGCGAACTGTGTAACTGATGCTAACACTGTGAATGTAGCATTTGCTGTTTTAATAATCGTGAATGAGTAAGCGTCAATACTGCTTGCGTTACCTGCTGATGGTGCTGATCCTCCAGACCATTTAGGTGTAACTGATGATCCATCTACTTGATAAGCGTTGAGGTAATATGCTGTAGAACCTTGTGTAGCAAGAACTGCGCAAGTTACAGACTGACCTACTGCAAGAACACTATTCAAGGAAGTTGACGCATCCCCTCTAAAATTAATTGTTCTGTTTTGGTCTTGATTGGCAGTAAGAAAATAAACGCCTTGACTTAAAATGTCAAAACTGAAAAGGCTAAAACCTGTATTAGTATTTACTAATACTTTTTCAAATACCTCCTCAATATCAAGCGTACCATCTATAGTAGCACCACCTGCGATTACTGTGCCTGAAAAGTAAGCGTCTTTAAATGCGTTACCGTTTTGACCAAGGTCAGTAATGTTGTCGGTAATCGTTCCTTGTCGAGTTGGCAAAACTGAATCTGTTGCAAAGGTTAGTCCAGAGTGGTTAGTTGCTTCTCCTGATATATATAAGTTGTTTCCACCAGAAACCCCAATACTCCCCACAGTGGAGCCGTCTTTCATAAACGTAGCTAATCCACCATCGTTTCCTTTTCGGTTTACAGCAAAAGCAGGATCGTTTGATCTAGAAAACTGAGAACTGTTGTTTACTCTTAAAGATACACCATCAACGTTGTTTGATGCAGGGGCAGTATTAGTGGAACCCACAAGCAAGTTACCAGAGCTGTCTATGCTTGCAGCATAAGTTCCCCCTGCCTTTCTAAATTCGTGGGATGCTCCTGACACATTACCCATTTGATAAATGGCTTGTCCTCCATTAGAAGATGCTTCATTTCCTGAGAGTGCTATATATGCCCCTCTTGAAGAAGATTGACCTCCATTTCCTGCATCAAGAATAATTCTTTGGTCATCAGAGCCATCTGAGGTAACAGTTTTTATCATTAATAAGTTAGTCGTAACGCCAAAATCAAACTCATCTGTTCCGTCAGATAGAGTGAGAGTGGCGTTAGGCGAACTCGTCCCAATGCCAACACGATCATTTCCACCATCAACGAATAGCATGTTAGCATTGCCATTGCTTTCAACACGGAAGTCTACGTCAACACTTTCTTCATTAAACACAGTTTCAGTTGGTGGCATATAGATTCTACTTTTAGTAGAAGAGTTTATTTTTGTAGTTATATTTAAAGCTGAGTCTTCTGATCCATCAGTTACATCAATAGCGGTTACGGTAATTTTTGCTTGTTCAATAGCTTCAGAAGCATCGTTTTCACCATACCATTCAATTTGTCCTAAAACATCATTATCAGCAGGACTGCTACTGTTTCTTTGTAGTACAAGTCTTGGACCATTATTAGCATCAGTATCTGTAGATGTAAGGTTAAGTTGTGCACTGTTATCAGAAGTTGTAAAAGTAGCGGTTGTACCTGTTATTGCGCCAGTAAGCGTACCACCTGATAAAGGTAGTTTAGCATCTAACTGAGTTTGTACATTAGACGTAACACCATCAACATAATTTAATTCAGTAGCTGTCGCAGTTACACCGTCAAGTATATTAAGCTCTGCTGCTGTTGATGTAACCCCATCTAAAATGTTTAACTCAGCTACTGTAGAGGTTAGTGTACTAAAGTCTTTTCCGCTATATACAGTTGCGCCCATAGCTGAATGGTTGGTACAGTAGTAGTACAACACATCTGGTGCATCTTGCTCAAGAGTTACCTGTGTGTACGCTCCTGCAGAACCTGGAGTGCCTACTGCGGTTACACCTGTAGTAAATGCACTACCACCACCATGAGTACCGTTTGAAGTTTCTGACAGTCTTAGAGGGTGGTTAGAGTTACTGCTGTCACTTTGATCAAATCTTATAGTCACAGACTTTTGTAGTAGTGCAGTCTGCTGCTGCGTTCCATCAAGAAAGTACTTGTTAGCACCACCAACGTTTTGAACAGTAACGGCTATGGTGTGGTAAGGTTGTTTAGCAGCTAAAAGGGCATCAGCTTCTGTTTTAGTATAGTGTGTAGCTAGAGTAAACGTTCCATAAGCTACAATGTCTACAATATCTCCTGCTGTAGCACCTGACGCCAGTACAACTGCTGTACCTGATGTAGCGGTAAAATCTGTACCTAATAAAAGTTTTACACCGTTAAGATAAACATCAACAAAACCTGCGTCATAGGTTATACTAAATGTAGTCTGTCCACTTGTGGCTGTATAAGTTTGTCTTGATGTAGTTCCGTTTACTGATGAACCTGCAGCAGTAAAACCAGAGCCACCATATACCTGCATAGAGTTTGAGGTAGTATTAAAGTAAAGAGTTCCTACTTGAAGGGCATCACCATCATTGTCTGTGCTAGGAGCAGATGACTTAGCACCAAGGTATCTGTCATCAAACGAATCAAAACTGGCTGCTGCAGAGGTTGCACTAGAAGCTGCTGCTGTTGCACTACTTGCTGCTGCAGTGGCACTTGAGGCAGCGGCTGTAGCACTTGAAGCGGCTGCGGTAGCTGATGTTGCTGCTGCAGTGCCTGATCCTGCAATACTATCAACATATGTCTTTGTTGTCAAGTCTGAATTTGCACTTGGTGTGTATGTAGCAGTAATTTTGTTATTACCTGCTGCTACTGCACCTGTTAAAGTACCACCTGCTAATGGTAAAAAAGTATCTGTAGTATACTTCTTAGTTGCTGCATCTTGATCTGCTGTTGGATCACCTAGCCCTGTAATCTTACTAGTACCCATAGCAATAGCACCAGACATTGTACCACCTGCAAGCGGTAACTTGGCAGCTATACTATTTGTAACTGTTGTACTAAAACTTGCGTCATCACCTAATGCTGCAGCTAGTTCGTTGAGTGTGTTTAGAGTTCCAGGTGCTGAGTCTACAAGTGCAGATACTTCTGTATCAACATAATTTTTAGTGGCAGCATCTTGTGCATTACTGGGATCTGTAACGTTAGCAATTGTTGTACCTGTAACGTCTAGAGTTCCATTAACTGTTACGTTAGCAAATGTAGACGTACCAGAATTAGCTGTTACGTTTCCTGTTACGTTACCAGTGATATTACCTGTGATGTCACCATCTATATCTCCTGTAATATTACCTGTCAAATCTCCAACAAAGCCAGAGCTTGCTGTAATAGTTGTACCTGTTATGGCTGCAGCACTATTAGCCCCGATAATAGTACCATCAATAGCACCACCATTAATATCAACAGTCGCCAATGTCGCTTGACCAGATGTAGAAACAGTTGTAAAGCTAGCCGCTGCAGCACTAGAAGCACCAATTGTTGTGCCATCCACATTACCGCCATTAATATCCACCGTAGCATGAGTTGAAGTCCCTGTAGTTGTTAAATCTGTAAATGTACCTGCTGCTGCTGTAGAAGCACCTATTATAGTGCCATCAATGTTACCACCATTTACATCTGCTGTAGTTACTGTAGTAGTTCCTGTTGCAGTAAGATCAGTAAACGTAGCTGCACCTGCAGAGGCTGCACCTATTGTTGCACCGTCTATAGCACCACCGTTAATGTCTATATTAGAAAATGTAGCAGCACCTGTTACGACTACAGAGTCTATATTACCTACCCCATCTACGTACAGATCTTTAAATTTAAGTGAAGAGCTACCAATGTCTATATCATCATCAGTTACAGGAACAATGGCACCGTCTTGTATTCTAAGCTGTTCTACCGCTGAAGATGATACCTCGGTAAAAAAACCTATACGATTATTAGTGGTATCTATTACTACTTTATTTAGTGCATCGGTATCAGCTATAAGAGGTATATGTGCTCCCTCTGTAGAACTACCGTCATGTTTGTGTCCACCTGAAAAGGCAAACGCATCTCGTAGAGCATTATACTCTGCGTTTACTGGTGCTGCTTTAATAATCGCATTAGCAATAATGTCAGCCGCTGATTGTCTTGAATAACCTGCCATGTTATAACCTATCTCCTACTCCAAATGTAATCACTAAACCTTGTACACTGTGTGATGCATTTGTGTCATTAGTTACGAATTTTAAAGATGCGGATTTACCTGATCCTGATATATTAGTTCTCTGAACTGGTGATGGATTACCATCAAATATTGCAGTGCTGTTATATGTAGCTTCGTTAAAGAAAGCTGCTGCCCCTGCTGTTGATAAATTAAAGTTAGTTGGATTTAGTGTATCTACGTCTTCATAGTCATATACTGCAGACATAACAATATTATTGTCACCTTCAGAACGTAAGTATGTAGCTACATTATAAAATATTTTTCTTTGCTCTGGGTCTTGCATATGAAAGAAAGGAGTCTGAAAAATACTAAATATAGGATCTCCACCAAAACTATTACCGCTTTCTTGTTGTTGTACTTTACCATCTGAAGTACCGTGTATAACAATCTCGTTTTGACCTATAAATCCACTATCTGCGCAAGTAGCTGTAATACCTAGCATTTGACTATATTCAAACTGCAAACCGTTAGGTGTTTGTCTAAATCCACCTATAATACCTTGAGTATCTGCTCCTGCAAAGAAATATCTAAACTGCGTCTTTTGTCTAATTACTACGGCATTAAGACCTTCAAGATCAATGTCAAATATAATATCTGTAAAAATAGACTGAATGTTTTTAGATATTGTTTCTAAATTAACATCACCAATCTTTGCTGTACCTGCAACAGGTCGTAAACCATCTTGAGATAAAAATATTAAATCTCCACCTATTTCTATAACACTATCTGTAGCTAAACAACCTAGATCATCCGTAACAGTTTGAAGTACAAAATTAGCTGATGCAGTACCTGATAATTTTTTAATATTAGTTGTACCAAATATAAATAGTTCATTTCTAAATGCTTTAATTGCAACTATAGGAAAACCTACGTTTATTACACCTGCTCCATTACCTGATGCAAAATCTGTTTCTGCTAATGGAGCACTAAAAAATAACTTAGTTGGATGTGCAGGATCACCTGCTAAGAATAAATGATTTTGAAATACTGCAGAAAATTTAGGATCTGTAGGTGCATCTGAATGTGTAATCTGTGTGTATGTCGAACCATCATAAGTAGCTGCAGGATTTATACCATCTGTTAACACAACTTTTGGTGTTCCAAAGTTAAGTCTAGAAAATCTAACCTTAGTTACTCCTACCATTGTAGGTGAACCCGAGGTTGTTATTGCAGTCCAAGAAGAGCTAGAGTTATTCCATTTATGTAAGTAGTTATTACCTGATGATGGTTTTCTACAAGCTAGTACACCATCGTTTATACCGTCAGCTACACAAATACCTAGTACACTTCCTGTGCCTGTAACTGTGCCATAGTTATTAGCAAATCCATTTATTTTTCTATAGCCACCAGTAACAGCAGGTTCGTAGTTAATTAGGGATACAGCAGAACCAGGTTGGTTCTCACCCTGAGATAACACATCTCTGCTAGTATTTAGTCCACCTTGACAGAAGACTTTAAAAGAGGCTAAATTTTCGGGCATTACACAATACTACTAATAGTGTTACTAAATGATTTGTTTCTTTGTATTACTGTTGATCTAACATCAAGTGGATCATCCATAAGTATTCTTCTCATAGATCTAATACCATCGTTAAAGTTTTGTTGATGTATGGCTGCACTTTGATCGTTAGATCTAAATCTCATCATATACATCATTGCACCATCAATAACTACGTGATTAAATCTGTCTGGTATTATGGAAGTATCATTAAAAGCAGTTAGATCAGCAGGAAATGAGAAGTATACATATTCTATTTCATAACTATTGTTTGGAACAGGTGTTACACCAAATTTTGCTTCTAATGTTTGATACACACGTTCTGGTGCAGATATTCCAGATCCAGAGTCACCTTCATCATCTAAACCACGAAACCTTTGAGTGTATTCTTCAAAAGATATTGTAGGAAGAAAACTAGGTGTATTACCTGCAGATCCTAGTTTTTTTAAATAAAAAGTATCCCAGTCTACAGAAGCAAAATCAGCAGGAAAGGCATATTGCCTAGTACCTGCTGCTAACGTCTGTGTATTAGTTGTTTTTAAGAATGGAAACTCTTGTCCTGTTTGGACTATATTTCTAATGGAGTTATTAATAGCATCTTTGGCAAGTGCTTGAACATTACGTACAGTTGTAAAACCATCACCTGCTGTATCCAATGTCACTTCATTTAAACGAACTAAAAGTTGATTAACTAGTGTTACATAAGTTGCCATAAAAAAATCCCTTAGATAAGCTTAGAGGGGCCAGTTACCCAGCCCCTCAAGTTAGTGATTATGCAAGTGTATCACGATCTACTTCTTGAGCAGTACCGTCTTTACCCATGTCTGCGCAATCCATCATCCATGCCCAAATTCGGATCTTGCCTGTAGTAACAGCACCACCAGACAATGTTGCAATTGTCATGTCGATGTTGTCATCAGCTACAGCCATTAATGGTTGGAATGCCGCAGGGTTTTGACTAAAGACTCCTGCTGCAGATGTTCCATCAAATCCATCTACAAAACAATCGGCATCTGCCCCTGTTCCTAGATCTAGAGTTAATGTAGAACCGTCAGAAGCTGTATCAACTTCCATACCTGCATTAAGGATCATAGTTCCTTTTTTGACTGCAATTACTGGAACGACATCAGAAGCAGCTAGTGCGCTACCTTTGTCAGACAAAGCAGTTGCGAGATTCAAAACAGTTTGAACCATGTAGGGTTTTCTACCTGGGTTGCTATTTGCTCCCCGAGCAGACTGAAGTGTATTATCACCTAAAGCCATAATTCAATCTCCCCTTACGCTGCGTTATATTTAGCAGTTACGATTGCTTCTGGACGAAGAATCTTTCTGCCGTATAGATGCATACCACGAACAATGTCAGCAAAGCTGTCAGGATCACGATATGTTTCAGTCTTACTGATCTGCTCTGCAGTTGCTACAGCAGAATCATGTCCAGCAACAATCACACCAAAGTTAGTGTTCTGGTTTGCAGAACCTGCAGTTCCTGAACCTGTACCTACGTGAGGAAGGTTAGAAGATACATACATTCTGAAGCCATGCATGTTGTTCAGCACTAGACCGTTACGTAGAGCACCTGATTCACCGTAATCAGCATTTAAGAACCTTGAGTCCTCATCTGCTAAGATTTCCATGAATACTGGATCTACAACTAGCCATCTACCTTGTGAGTCAACTTGTTGTTGATCTAACAAACGTTTCATGCGTGATATAATCATCGCAGGAGAAACAGTTGCTGTTGGTAGTGCTGTTGCACCTGGTAGACGTGCTGCTACAGGAATTGAGTGATCTCCTGCAGAAGACGTTGTGATGTTACCAAATGAAGACTTGATAAGTTTCATTGAAGATAACAACTCGTCTGAACCTGCTGTTGCTACAGCTTTTGAACCATTTACTTGGTCATTGACTGTATCAGCATCAGTGTGTAGAGCAGACTGTTTGAAACCTGATAGATAGCCAAGAACTTCTTGGTCATGCTGATCAGCTAAACGGTATGCTGCACGGTTGGTAGCAAGATCCATAAAGTTGACATGTGAATGAGCTTCCTCAATATCGTCAATCTTAAAAGCATAGTAGTTTGCTTTATCAACGACTAGAGAGAAATCCTCATCGTCTAGATCTTGTGCATTTACCTGAGTCCCACGAGCATATGCGCTTACTGAGATTTCAGGTTCTTTGATGATCTTCACCGTATCACCTTGGGCAGCAATCTCCCCAAAGTAATCTGAATTGGTGATGTCACCGACTACTGTACTCTTGCGAAATGCAAGTTGTACTTTTTTGGAGTATATGATACTGGAAAAGTTACCGTTAGGTAAGTTACCGTATCCTCCTGCGGTTGTAAAAGCCATGATAAAATCCTCCTGATATTTGGCTTGAATTAAGCTTAAACATCTAAAAGGGGCTGTACGTTTTCTAGGGTGCAGTTAATATTTACTTGCGCTAGCAAATATCACTGGGCCTATACTTGTCCAGGTAGTTCTTCTTAGTTTAGACTCTTTATGAATTTGGGTGTGACAAAAGGTAGTCAAAAAGAGGCTTTTGTCAACATACCCATAGTTATACTGCTGAAAATTGATTTGTCAACAGTTTTATCTAGCTTTGCCAGATACATCGTAAACAAATTTACCCGAACGGATAGCTTTGTTAATAACGTCAGCTTTCTCTTCAAATTCCTTATCGGACATTTTAGCGACATCTGACTCACGAATTGCGTCATTTGCATCTTCTACGTCTACTTGTGTCTTAGTACGTTTAGTTACAGTAGAAGCTGCATCTTTAGCTTTTGCTTTCTTTGCAGTTTTTGTAAGACCTTTATCTACTTTATATAGATCTATAACACGAACTACAGAAGCTGGATCATCTGAGTTTTCATATAGTGCATCTTGAACCCACTTTGGCTGTTCATCAGCCCAGTTATGAAATTCTTCTGAAGCTCGTAGGTCATCAAAGTCTTCATGAGATTTTCTAATCTCAGTTTCAGCTTTTACTCTTTCGGCTTCTGATTGCACTTTCTTTAAATCTTTTAGCTGTTGTTCAGCTTTTTCAAACTTTTCTTGAGCTTTTCTAGCAGCAATAGTTTCTACAACACCTGCAATATCTGGATACTCTTTTGCCCACTCCTCTATGTCTTCATCAGACTTAGGTGGTATAATAGAGTCTTTCTTTAAACGTTCTTCAAAGGTTTTAAACTTTTCGTCCCATTCTTTTTCTTTTTCTTGCATATGCCGTCTTAAATCGCCATAACGCTTTTTAAACGATTTTTCTTCAGCAGATAACGTTTCTTCTTTAACTTCTGTATCGGCCTCTTTCGTTTCGGTAGCTTCTTCTTCTGGTTGCTGTTCTTCGTCAGTTGGTTTTTCTCCACGTTGTTCAGCTTCAAGTTTACGAATCTCCTCTTCTTCGGCTTCCATCCTACTACGTTTCTTTTCGTAGTTGTAACCTCGGTCAACAAATCCTGCTGTCTTTTGTGTTTCTACTTCTGCTAATTCAGGCATATTTTTTCCTTTTCTGTTGGGGTCAGCCGAAGCTGAGTAGCCTTATTATTTTTTCTTTTTGCCTTTGGTCATTAGACCACCTTCAGCTCTACCTCCTTGGCCTCTAAACATTTGACCATCAGATTGGTAATTTGAAACCCTATCTGCTGAGGAGAGTGGGTTTGCACTTTTGTCTCTAAAATCTCCTGTGCTGCCTCCCATTGGAGATGACCTTGCATCTGCCATAGCTGCTTTCTTTTCGGCTGCAGATGTCCCTGATTTTTTCCTTTTCTTCTTTTTAAACGCAACTTGTTTTTCAATTTCTGCAGCAGAAGTTTTAAACGGATCAAATGCACTTTTTCTATCTTTTTTAGGTTTTTGTATCTTTTTAATAGATAGATCAATAGTATCTTCTATTTTAGTTTGTATTGAACTACCATCAATAAGTTCACCAGGCATCATTCTTAAAAACTGATTATTATCATAAGCAGTTTTCATAACACCTCTTATTTTACCTGCTAGTTCTGTATTTCCCTGAGCTTCTGCAACTCTTGCCAAAGCTGCTGATCTAGCATAATTTTTAGCAAGTGTTATGTTGCTTAAAAAGTTACCACCTGCTTTTTCACCAGTTAAATTTGAGTTTACCCACTCCATAGAGTTTGCTGCGTTTAGGTCTTTTGCCCATGCCATAGGATCTGTTTTCTTTGGCTCTGGGCCTCCACCTCCGCCACCGCCTCCAGAACCTCCGCCTGTTTGTTCTGGTGGTTGGAGACTTCCGTCATCTACTATGTAACCTTGATCTTCAAGAGATTTTTTCATCTCTGGTGTAGTAGCAACAGCTCTAACAAAAGTCTCTGGATGTATCATATTTACAGGTGTAAATGGTAGAGATTGAGGTTGTTGATTTTCACTTTCAAATAAAGAAAAACCTAGAGGAGCACCTGTATAGTTTTCTGCTTGAGCTGCTGCACCTTGATTTAAAAGATTTTGTTCTACTTGACTTGAAGTTGCACCTGTAGTTCCAGCATTAAAACCTTGAACTTGAGTTTCAGTTTCTATGTTAGGATTACCTACTGCAGAATTTGAAGGTGCATAAAGACTCTGTTGTTTTCTGTATGCATTGATAGCACCACCTTCTGCCATACCCATCATCTGTTGTATAGCTTGCATTTCGTCTTGAGATAGCTCTGGTTCAGCACCTGCAGCTACAGGTTCTCCACCTATTCTACCATTATTTTCCATGTCTTGCAAACCAATTTTTGCCATCTCTCGTAAGTCTTCAAAAAACTTTATACCGTAATAACGAACAACATCAGCAGGAACTACATATTCACCTTCAGATAATTGTGCAGGAATATCATCTCTTACTTCTTTAGCCATAGAACCTGAAGGAACTTCATTACCTGATACAGGATCATTATTCATACCATCGTCTCTTAGGCCACCCTCTTCCATGAATGCCATCTGCATTTGTTCTTTCATTTATCAACTCCGTTAATATCTTCTCTAAGCCTAAGCATAGATCTAAGCACACGTATCTCTCCCTGAGCACGGTATAATTCTTCAACATCTACTAATTGTTCAAGACGTCTATGAATCTTTTCTATCCTGTTTGTTATTTCTTCCAAAAAAGGATTAAACAAATCTGGATTGTTTACGAAAGGTTTTAAAGTATTATTCACTACTAGTTTCATTGTACCTGTTGTGGGCCAGTATTACCTGAGAAGCCCTGTTCTCCTGGCTGAGGGGCTGTTCCAGTTCCTATAGTACCACCCCCACTACCTTGGGTATCCTGCACTTGTGCGCCAGCAGGTGCGTTCTGAGGGGCATTTACTCCTGCAGGTGGTGCAGGGGGTGGATTATCTTCTTTAAATTTCTTTAAAATTTCAGCTTGAATCGCAGCTTGCGCCATACTGTTACCAACTTTATCTGGGTCAAGATCCATTGACTTAGCAATTTCACGTACAATATAGTCCATACGTGCGAATGGAGCGAGTGCAGGGTTTGATACAACCTGCATAAATTGCATAAGGCGTTGGCTACGCACTTCATTAGCCATAAGACTTTCTGTACCACGAGCTTTTATCTCCAAATCACCTTTAATATCTGTGTCAAAATCAAACTGCATGTTAAAACCAAAAAAGGCTTTACCTAGTGGTGCTAATAAATAGTCATCTATATTTTTTACCACATTCCGTATGCTACCATTAGCGGCAGACATAAGCATAGAAATGCCAGAAGCAGTACGACCAACTCCGCTAACACCTGTCTGACCATGAGCGAAAGATGGAAAACCAGTTGATTCATCTGCTAATACCCTTGCTTTATCGAACATCTGCATGTTCTCGTTAGATACGTTGGGGAACTTGGTTCCAAAGATGGCTTGACCAGGCGCCCCTCCCTGTCTCCTAAACACTTTTCCTGGATACACGGAGAGGTCTTGCCCTGGGACGAGATTAGTCTCGTCTACCTCAATCAGTAGATTACCAGACAACGCTGCGTTATCTACTGCCATTCGCATAAAGCCATTCATTAATGTTTGAGTGTCATCCATATTTTCAGCAATACCTACGCCAAAAATACTATACGGATTCATCTCATAAGGAGCTGCAAAGTAAGGAATATAAGCTGGAGTAAATGGGTTCATTACAAGTCTTATAACTTGCCCATTAGCAATCCATATATTTACACTTAGTTGGTCAGCATCATCTAAATCTTTAGGGATGTCTACCCCTTGACCTTCTATAATTTCTCTATCTACAAAACCCCAAAACTCTAGAACTTCAAAACGATCAGCTCTATCTTCTTCAGAGTTGTCTTCCATAATATGCTCCCACCACTCTTTACGATAGGTTTCACCTAAACGTAAAACGTTGTCGATAGCATTTGATCTAAAATAAGGACGATTTTTTAAACCACGTACTTGAGAACGTGACATCTTATGTCTTTCTATAACATATTCTGCCTCTTCCATCGTAGCTGCATCAGGGTCTGGGTAAAAATTCCAGATAGATACAGATGTAGTTTGTGGAATTGTTTTAAACATGGGAGAGTAGTTGCCCTCATCATCCCAGTTTGGATATTCTTTATCTACAGCAAATGGGCCTTTCATAACCCCTGTACCAAAAAGAGCCGCTTCAAAAGCAGCAGCTCGTAAATGTTTCTTTGCATGAGATTCTTCTAGTTGATCATGTATTTTCTTTTCCATCTTTTTAGCTGAAACCTCAGCAGGATGAACTTGCACAGCACTAGGGCTACCATGTGTACCAGATTTTACGTTTTCTATAACAGGTTCTAATACACCAGATAAAGCACCAAGTCTTTCTTTAAACTCTGGCATAGTTTCTCCTGGAAGTAATTTTGACATGTCTTCATCTAAAGCTTTACGTACTTCAGGATTAGTTTCATAACTAACTGTATCTTGTATGCCATCAGGTAAAGTTGTAGGATCAATACTAATAGGAAATTTATTACCACCAAATAATACTTCTGCAATTTGACCATATGCAGCAAGAACTTTAGTTTTAGTTACTTTAACAAATACACGAGATTTTTCTGTTGAAGTAAATTGTACATCAGGTCCATATATACCACGATAGTTTCTATAAGCTTGTATCCAACGCTCTTCATCTAACTGACGTGCAGTAGAAGCTTTACTATGCTTATCTTTTATAAATTGGACAATCTGACCTACAGTAGGATCTGAATATTCTTCTTCCCCTACATCTTCTATTGCAGAGGTTTCTTCCATATCCATGATCATTTCTTCAAAATCTTCTTCTGCCATTTTATTTCCTTAGTATCCAAATGTGGGATCTGATGCTTGAAAGCCTGTACGTTGTGCAGCAGGATCAAAATCAAATATATTACTTCGTGGTCTAGTCATTATACCGTATCTTAATGCGTCATATAAGTGGTCTTCTGCGTGTGTATCTACATCCTCTGGATTCTTTTTATCTAACGGAATAGAGGGTAACTGAGATATAAGGTTAGTGCAATTAGAAAAAAATACAATTCTAGGTTCCTCCGTAAATTCATCTACTTGTAAGCGTCTATGTAACTCGTTTTTACCTGCTACACGAGAACCTTTTGATCTGTCTGAAGGTCTCCATCGGCAACCTTTCATAATCATTTGTTCTGCTAGACTGGGTCCAGTATCTCCACGATTATGCCAAAGAGATGAGTCAAGAACTCCATAACGTATCTTTTCTCCCTCTTCACCTTCTATTTCTAATATCATATCAGCTAGGTCAGTAGCTGTGACCTTTGATACATACAACTCTCTGTATATTACTAGTTGTTCAGAACCTGGAACTACAGTAAACCAGAGAACGCCAGTGTATGAACCATAACCATAATCACAAGCCCTAAAATGTATCCAATTAGAAGGTATGTCATAAGGTTGTACTACGTGGATACTTCTGTTAAACTCAGGAAATGCTGCACCTTCATTTATATCCCAATCACCTTCAAGCAATTGCCTACGTTGATGCTCAGGTAACGAAAGAAGATTAGCTTCGTATAAACCATCATCTGCCAGATACGGATTGTCGAAGAGGGTGGCAGGGATGAACTTACGTTTAAACAGAGGCTCACCCTCCCGACTATGACCTTTCGGCCACTTTATCACCTCTCCGTTTTCATCAGTAGCATCAAACGATTTATCAGGTACTTGAGGATCAATAAACGTCCTCTTTACCCACTGATGACCTGGACCTCCAGGGTTGCTAGTCGCTCTCATATACAGTGGCAAACCTGAAGCCCTTGTTGTACGGAGACGTGATCTCATATAGTTCCATGCATAAGGTGAAGGCCATTGTGTAAGTTCGTCAAAGCCAATCCAGTTAAAGGCTTGACCTTGGTATCTCATAACGTCATCCTCTCTGTCGAGGTAGGACATCCACAATGTAGCACCTGATGGAGCTACCCAAGTTTTATCTCTTTCCATAAACTTTATTCCAGGAATAGCCTTGGGATAAAGTTGTTTGCTTACTGATATAAGCTCTCTAAGCTCTTCTGTACTCCTACGAACAAGTAGCATTCGTGCATTTGGATTCCCCAAGTAACGCACTGGGTCTGCAACCATTGCATAAGACTTACCGCCACCTGCTGCTCCTCCGTATAAAACTTCTTGTTCTGTTGCTGCTAAAAAACTAGTTTGAGGACCAGGATTAGGTTCAAAGATTACTTCTCTGGCTTTTTCAAAGTCTATTTCTTCAGGCTTCGGTTGAGCTGGAATTAACTCTTTCTCTGTAACCAAGTCTTTGGGTTTCAAGCTTTTCCGCTTTTTGTAACGCTTCTTTGTACCTTTTGGCAAGGTAGCGTTGAGTTGAAGCTTCGTTCTTACGTTGTTGCTCAATTTTTACCCTTTTATATAAACCTACATGAGAGATATATCTTTCAGACTGGGTACTAAGCCAAGCTGCAACTTCTCTGTAACTATACTGCTTTAGAAACTTTTTAGCTTTTTCAAATAACTCTAGTTCTTCTGGGATTGGTAGTAGTATATCACAATCATCAGGGTCTTGTCTATAGCCAAATGGTACATGAGTTCCAACTCTTACAACAGGTTGCCACTCGTATTCACCATCTATTGCTATAGGTTTAGGTAATTTCCAAGTTCTATTCGTCTTCATTAGCTTTTTGTGGTAATATAAATAGTGGATTAGCTGCGGATACTTCTACTTTTTCTGTTTTAATAAAACCACTACGATCTAAAACATCTTTAGCTGCTGCCATTTTTTCTTTATTACCTAAGTCTGTAGGACTATTCATAACTTCAAACATAGAATATGCAGCTTTAGTAGCTGATGAAGATATAAATCTTTTTGTAAGATCTGCAATCTCTTCTGCTAAAGACTCTGCAATAGCTTTAGTTGAAACACCGTCTGCATAACCTGCAAGTTTCCTAGCTTTACCTAGATTACCCCCAGCTTCTTCAAACAATACGTCTAAGAACTTTTGTTGTTTTTCCGTTAAGTTTCTTGCCATTATGCCACCATATAAATTATAAAACCTAAAACACCTGCACCTACTATAAGCATAACACCTGATATACCCCAAGTAATTATTGCTTCAATCATCTCTGCTTTACGGTATTCTTGTTCTTTCTTTTGTTTACGTATTCTACCTTCAGTAGCTACAAGCTCATCCCAGACAGAAGGGCCGTAAGTAAAACTAATCCAGTCTTTTAACTCTTGCCTCATAGCTTCTGCTTTCTTTTTAGCAGTAAATATCTCTAAGGCTTCTGCTTCAACAGAACCTCCCATAGCTTTCCACCAAGGGGGGTTTTTATTTTTCTGCTCTAAGTAGGCTAGATCGCTCATGCTACTAGCCCACTGATTTAGTTGACCACCCATCTCCTGAAGATCTTTTCCAAACTGGAAACCTTTCTTCAGTGCATTGAACGCTACGGTAGCTCCACCGATTATTGTAACTGGGTCCACGAGCCTCCTCCCAAAGTACTCCTAGTATCATTAAAGAAGTGATTGTGCTTTTCAAAGGGCTTTACCTGTCAGTACAACCCTCTCTATATCACATCTACCTATTCCTAAGTCTCGTAGCTCTCTATCAGTCATCCTGTAAAGTTGCATACGTGCAATCTTACGTCTGGCTGACTCTGTTCTTGCTTGTATTATTTTGTTGAGTAATCTTTTAAACATTATCTATCCTCTACTTGTGTTAGCCCTAACTGGGTGAGGATAGTTATATTCAAATAGTTATATCATAGTAGTGACAAATATGCAACTCCGTTATGATTTACCTTTTACTTTCTTGACTACCTTTGTAGTCCAAGCTTCGTTAACATCAGGAGTAGAAGGATCATCACCTTTTAACGTTCCATCTTCATTTCTAGCACGAACTTTTTTAGTTTCTGTTTTAGGTTTGTCTTGTTCCTGAATAAACTCTAAAACAGCAGGATCTTTAGAGTGCCACTCTCCATGCACGTACTCTGCTAAAACAGCACCGTACTGATCTATTACTTTATCACCTTCTATTTTCATCTTTTAAC